CAGGCAAAGCCTGGTCTTCGGCAGCTCGGAGGCTGCGGCAGTCGGGCGTCTAGTTTGAATGGCTCCGCCTTCTCTCTAGACGTAGGACTGCGGTGGTCTCGCTCCCCTTATCGGGTGAGCTGTTTCGGCATCCCGCCGACCGGATGGGCCGGTAACATGTAATCCCGGAAAGGTCGTAGCATAGTGCGAGCTCGGTCTGACTCTACAGATCGAAGGAGCATTGGTTACGTTCCTTGTCTTCCAGGGGACTAGAGTGCCCCTGGGAGACCCATTCCTCTCGATGGAATCGAGTGGTAAACCCATCCTAAGCCTTAAACCTTAACCCTACGAGGATTGACCTAGTGTCTCACCCCGCATCAAGTTCAGTCAAGGCTCTGAGCGTCGTTGCAGACAGTACAAATCCATGGTACACCTATGGTGTCTGTCCCAACGAGCTTACTCCCTGGAAGAGCACGGGGACTATCTATTATGGGACCGATTGGTCGGGTAGGTGCGCAAGCACCTCCAATCCCCGGCATTACGAGGAAGGGTATCCCCCCGGCTTCAGGAATCATGCCTCATACTGGCGGTATAGCTGCGCTTCAAGGACCTACTTCTTCAACGAAGTTTGGCACCTAAAGTGGGGCAACTACTGTTTCCGGTACAGGTACTGTCCTGGAGTATTCCCAGCTTGGCGTTGGACGCACAATCTGGGCGGGCCACCCGGAGCCAATGGGGGTGACTATCGCGAGCAACTTCTCAACGAGTGCCGTAACAAGGCCTTGCTGAAGTTGAAGGATCGCTCCATGAACCTGGCCGAAACGGCAGGGGAGTGGCGCGAGACCTATATCATGGTCAATAAACGGATTCATGACCTGATAGACATCGCGAAAGACCTGCGTGCCTTTGTTAAAGGGCGTGGGTGGAGTCGCTTCAGGGAGCTCTGGCGTGGAAGGAACCGACCGTCGATATCCGACATACCGAATCTATGGTTAGAGTATCGGTATGGTTGGACTCCTTTGCTCAACGACATCTTTTCGTTGTCGTCGGCGCTGGAGAAGTTGAACGGCGGGCCGATCAATGGAAATTATGATCGGATGTGGATGTACGTCGTCCGTGTGAGAGATCACTGGACGGAGTACCATGACACAGTCACAAAGAAGGTGTGGGGAAATACCTTGGCGTCTGATATTGCTGGAATCAGCCGGACACGTGTTCGTGCTCGGTATGACTACAGGGTACAGACGACTCGGTACCTCTCACTGGTCGATCTTGGCGTCACGGACCCACTCTACCTTGCGTGGGCTTTAATGCCGTGGTCGTTCGTGATCGACTGGCTCGTGAATGTGTCGGATTTCCTCGAGGGCTGGACAGCCCAAGCCGGCCTGGTCTATTTGGATGGATCCATTTCGACCACAACCACCTTCTCAGAGACTGGGAGGAAATGGCGCCACATTAGCAGTGATGCGAACTGTGACGTCTTGTCTCAGCCTCGACCGTCGGAGGCCCCCTATCGGGGTGCTTGGGGTCGATATTTCCGAAGGGATCGGGAATCAACACCTCCTTTGCCGTCGTTGGTGGTAAACCCGGAGTTTATCCGGGATCTCGTAGGCTTCCGTCTTTTCGACGCCATCGCATTGCTGGATAGCGTGCTAGGTGCCGGAAGGGCGCGTCATTACCGCCGGTGAAAACCGGTTTCATCAACGCAATACAGCCGCGAATAGCGGAGAGGAGGGCATCATGCCCAGCAACGCAACTATCTCGATCTACGACGGCGAGGCAACTCCCGTCGAGCGTGACTATGACCCGATCGGTATCGATTCGGGCGTTGCGAAGTACCGGGACAAGGGAACGGAAACGTTCCCCCCCGGACAGGGGACCGCGACTATCTCCATGACGGAGAACAATACCGTTCGGCGCGTCCGGGAACAGCTTCGGCTGAACCGGGTCGTGACCAAAACGGTTGAGGGTGTCGATTTCGACGCCGTTGCGGACTATGGACTCGCCAAGGTGGAGTTCATCGTTCCTGTTGCTTGGGAGCAGCAGGCCGTTGATAACCTGGTCACCCTGACCAGTAACTTCATCGTGGCGAGCATCCCGAGAGGGTATGTCGAGGAAGGTGAGCGAGTCTGGTAACACCAGATGTTCGTGCCCTCTAAGAGGTATCCCCGTCAGGGGTGCCTCGCGAAAGACACCAGCTGTCGCTGGTGTCTCCGTTCGACACTCATTGGAGGTCTACTTCCATGGAAACTCGCAATCGCCGCATTGATCTTACTGATCGTCTGCGCCGACCCGTCGACCCAATGGAGCTGTATCAGAGACTATGTGGGGCGTTCGGCCTCACACCTCTGGAAGATGCTTGGAGCATCGTAAAGCAGCCGTTTCCGGACATTGATAAACCGATGTTTCGGGAGCGTTACCTCCTTAAGGAAGTACTAAGGAAGTTCCCTGGTTGGGAACTCGGAGTCGACACCTCGAAGGCTGCCTACGACTCGCTGGATGCGAGCGAAGTAGCCAACAGACAAACCAACATCAGACTCGGTTCTCCCACTAGGGCAAGTGCCCGCGTCCGTCGCATACTTCGTGCGGCTGGACGGAAAATGGTGGAGATACTGGGTCCGTTTGATTGGGATCTGTTCGAGGAGGGCCTGCGTTTTGGTCCGAAAGCCACGGCCGAGCACGGTGGGGAACACCTGCTCGTAAAGAAACTTTCGGAACGCAAGCATGTAACGCGATCCGCGTACGGTCTGGCACAAGCCGTAATCAGCTCACGCCCCTTGTGGGCCTATGAGCTGGACTCGTGTCTGGACTGGACGCAGCTCCTAATCGTTCAGGAGTATGATCGCGCGAGCGTTGTACCCAAGAACGCTCTCACTGGTCGCCTCATACTCATTCAACCTGGCATGAACACAATGTGCCAGTTGAGTGTGGGATACTGCATGAGAACCCGGCTTCTCCAGGCCGGCATCGTGTTGAATGACCAGCGTATTAACCAAGAGTTAGCCCGAGTCGCGTCCATTGATGGGCGCGATGCAACGGTTGACGTGCGTAATGCTAGCAACAGTCTCACGACTATGCTAGTCTGGCTAATGTTGGGGGATCACCCCGACTTAGGCCGGAAACGCTCGTTCGACCCAACCTGGTTCAGGTTGTTGGATGCAGTTCGGACTACTCACGGAATGGTTAACGGTGAAATCCGCGAGTGGGAAATGTTTAGCGCCATGGGTAATGGTGCGACATTTGAGTTAGAGACCTTAGTGTTCTACTCACTCGGTGATGCGGTTTGCCGTGAGCTTGGGATTCCTCCAAGGGTAAGTGTGTACGGAGACGACATAGTACTCCCCGTTGAGGCGATGAGCCTCTTTCGGAGAGTGATGTCGTACGCTGGTTTCGGACTTAACATGGAT